GAATGAGAAACTCGTCGACACGCTCAGCGATTGGTCCGATCAATACACTATGGTCATTAGTGATAAGTGCCCATCAGACGAACAGCACTGCACGTGCGTGCCTGCGCTGCGAGAGGAAATCTCAAAGCTGAGGACGGCGCTGAGATATTACGCAGACGTAAGTACTTATCAAAATGCCAGCCCGAACAACGATGACGGTTATCGAGTTGACCATCCGGCTAACATCGACATAGACGGCGGGGACATTGCCCGTAAAGCCCTGGAGGTGAAGCCATGATTATCAAACTCCGCAAGGTAAAAGAAGTACGCAAATCTAAGGATTGCGCAACGTGCTACAAGCGCATCTGGGCAGGAAACCCCGCTATTTATTTGTTTGGCATGGCCGAAACTGGCGATAAGCCATACGGAGTATGGATACATGCAGAGTGCGCTATCAGCCCAGACGTAAAGCGCAAACTCGCAGAATTGGAGGTGACAAAATGAGTCCATTACGCAAAGCAAATAAAACCATTCTGCGAGACGCCGCCATTCGAGCTGCGCGTTCTCAATTTCGGAAAATAGGATTGACGCCACAGAGACAAACCGGGAAGAAAGCCGTTGTTGTTCTGGACGAATTGTTCAGGACGGACCCAGAATTGAACGTATCTATTTATTACGAAAAAGCCACTGACTCCGAAATTGTTTTATTCATCGAGACCTGGAATAAATGGCGAAAAGAAGTTTTACGAGAAGAGCGAGAAGAAATACAGCGTTACGCTGATAAAGCAGCCCTGGGAGAGACGAAATGAACGCGGATGAAATGGATAGCCTATTACCATCTACGCGAAACGAGCTGAAAAGAGTAACAGCCGAGCGGGATGCCTTGAACAATCATCTCGGTAATCTGCTGGCAGTAATCCATCGGGACGGCGGCCATTATCAAGGGGATAACGGAACCGATCAGGCAGTTTCGGATGGCATGCAGATTGTGTCGAGCCTGATAGCCGAACGGGACGCGCTATCGCTGGAATGTGACCGCTGGCAGTATGCGCATGATAAGGTGAAGGAAATGGTCACCCTCGAAGAATTGAAAAACAAGCAGTTGAAAGCCGATATTTACGATACAAAACGTGAGAGGGATGATCTCATGGCGGCGAATGTTCTGATTAGCCAGCAGAATGAGCGATTACGGGCTGCGCTTGAACAGTATGCAGCCCCCGGAAATTGGGATAGCCGTGGCGGTTGGATGAATTGTTTTTTCAACATTGGAGACGAAGGTCCAGACATTGCACGCGAAGCCCTGGAGCCGAAGCCATGACCACCCGACACCCCACCATCGGCGGCAAAGGGAAACCCGCCAGTGTCAAGCCTCCGAAGACTGCGCCGGTCATCCCCCAGCTATCTTGTCCATGCGGCGAGGTGCATAACATCCACTTGACACCTGACACATTGCAGATCATCATCCCGTGCAAATGCGGCGCGCTGCTGAGGTATTACCCGACGATGAAGATGATGACGATTGAAGAGGTGGAAGCAGAATGAGCAAATACCACGCTATAAAAACGGTAGTCGATGGTATTACATTTGCAAGTAAGGCAGAGGCGCGGCGTTATCAAGAGTTAGCATGGGCAGAAAAGTCAGGCGATATCCAAACCCTCGGAGTGCAGCCACGTTTCAAATTGACCATAAACGGTTCGGTTATTTGCACCTATGTGGGTGACTTCGATTATTGGGAGAATGGCGTTTATATCGTCGAGGATGTAAAGGGTATGCTTACCCCTGTGTATAGGCTGAAACGTAAGCTAATGAAAGCCATCCATAATATTGATATTCGAGAAACGGAGTAGATGACATGAAGACAAAAACAAAACGTTTCCAGATGCGCTTGACCGATGAAGATAAAGTAATATTTGCCTATGTTGCAGAAAAGTTGGGACGAACTGAAAGCGATATGTTACGCACTATCGCGGCCGAGGTAGCGCAATCTATGAAATCCGCTAATGCAAAGGTTGATAAACGCGATACTCGGATTACAAAAAGCAGCCCCTTGCACGACATCTTGAAATGCGAAGGAAACCCCGTGGACTATTTCAGCCTGCGGGACGCGGCTATATTGGAACTACGCAGCATCGAAGCCGAGAATAACAAGCTGCGCGAGACATTACAGAACATGATGCAAACCGGTTGCAAGTGTCACGCTTGCACAGCCGCGAGGGAAGCACTAGACGGAAAGTAGCTAAACCTGTCATAACCGCAAGCGCGCCGCTAACATAGGGCGCGTTTTTGCGTAGTATAATGTAAGCATAAGGAGACTAACCCATGACAGAGACTACACTCGCTAGTTTAGCAGGTATTGTTTTATCGGTTGCATTTTCGTACATCCCAGGATTACGCGATAAATTCGCGCAGTTATCAGCGGATTACAAACGGCTGGTAATGTTGGGCGCGTTATTGGCGGTCGTGTTGGGCGTGTTTGGGCTATCCTGTGTTGGTTATTATCCACAGATTAGCTGCGATGTTGTCGGTGCAAAATCCCTTATCGGTTTATTCGTCGCCGCCCTCATCGCTAACCAAGCCGCTTACATGATTACCCCGTCCGTATCAGCTGGTTGAGATGGTCGATATGGACGCGGCATATCTGGAAAGGATTGAGGCAGGTTTTGCAAAACTGGAAGCGGCTATCAAAGTGCTGGACGACAGACAACGTGCAGCCGAAAACAGGGAGGCGGGCAACACTCCAATTATGAGCAGTAGACTGGACGCAGCCTGGCGCAAGATTGACGACCATGAATCCGATATAAAAGAGCTACGGCATGAAGTCGCAAAACTCACGCAATCGGTCAACCAATTATTATCGGTACTGCGTTGGATGTTGGGTATCCTTTCAGCGGTCACAACTGCGATACTAATCGCCCTGGCTACTGGACATCTGAGCATCGGGATAATGCCGTGAAGATAGATGATAGCGGACTAAAGCCGGATTTACAGAACGCGAATGAAGGCACCCAGCGCGGGCGGGGACTGCTCGAAAAGTCACTCCGCAAATTAGGCGCGGGGCGTTCTATCCTCGCAGATAAGCACGGCAATATCATAGCTGGAAACAAGACCCTTGAGGGCGCAGCTGAGATTGATTTGCCCGTGCGCATCGTTGAGACTGACGGCAAAGAGTTGGTAGTCGTCAAGCGCATGGATTTGGATTTATACAGCGACACGGACAAGCGCGGGCGTACCCTGGCTTATGCTGATAACAAGATTGCAGAGTTAGATTTGGCGTGGAAGCCCGAGCAGATTGAAGCCGACTTCGCCCCGCTGGATTTAGGCGGGTGGGGATTTGAGTTATCTGAGATAGTTTTACCCGATCCATCCCCGCAAAAAGAACCTGATATAAAATCAGAATGCCTTATACAGATTTATTGTTCAAATAATGACATGAAAGAATTTTCGGAAGTTTTGAATAATTGGAGTGAGCGCGATGGCGTCACGGTTGACATTTCGTGATAAGGTAGATGTATGCTGGCAGAAACAACTCAGAGATAATTATAATTCTTTGGGCGTTCCTCCCGTTCCACATCTGGATTTATCGCGTGCAATTGTCAAGCGCGTAAATAGAAAAACAGCGGAGAGCGTTATTCTAAAATATGAATGGCTAGGCACATTACCAAACTGTAGTATTTATTATGGTATTTTCTTTGGTTTATATTGCGCAGGAATAACGAGCGTTCTAGTAGGCGGCGGCGGCGCAAACCTGAACTCATGGAAAGAGTTTAACTTATCGTCACATAACAAGCTTGCTTATCTACCGCGTGGCGCTAATGTTCATTGGTCACCGCCTGGAGCTAATTCAAAACTTGTATCATGGACGTGTAAATTGTTGTCTAAAGATACAGATGCGAAGATTGTTATTGCATACTCAGATAGCGATGCTGGCGAAATAGGTACAATTTATCAGGCGTGTAATTGGGTGTATATCGGAAAAGGTTCATCTACAAACCAATTCGTATCTCCACAAGGAAGAATATACGATCAAAAACTACCGTATGATTTAGCGCGGCGATCCGGTTTTGTTTTTGCAAGAAAAGATGCTGTAAAAGAATTACGTTCAAACGGATGGACTGAGCAGAAAAGCAATCCGAAAGGGCGTTATGTTTATGTTTTGGATAAGTCAGATAAGAAACTAATAGCCCTTGTTGAGAGTATGCGCAAACCATACCCGAAGCGGGAAACCTGCGGAACAGGCGAAACAGATAACGCGGCGGAAACCAATCCGCAAACTGGCGGCGCAAGTCCGACCGTTCCGCTCTATGAAAAATTGTAATTACAATAAAATACTATGCCATTCACTAAGAACGATCCGAACATAAACCGAAAGGGAAGACCGCACAGGCCGAAGTCATTCGACCAATTGCGGGATTTAGCCGTTAAGTTATCCCATGAAACGGTCGAGACCCAGCAAGGCCCCATGACGGCGGTTGAGGTAATCCTTCGGCAGATGGCGAAAGACCCGAAGCAGCGCGAGATATTTTTACAGTATGCGTTCGGGAAGATACCGGATAAGCTGGAGACTGACCAGAAAATTGAACTAGTGGTGAAGTATGCAAAGCCTGACAATAACCCTTCCTGATCCGCACAAAAAACAGCTTGCATTTATTCGCTCTAATGCAAAGAGGCGAGTTGTTCGCGCAGGTAGGCGAGGCGGTAAGACAGTCGGGTTATCTATTTTCGCGGATGAGCAATTCTTAGCGGGAAAGCGCATTTTATATGCAGCTCCAACCGCTGAGCAAATAGATAGGTTCTGGACTGAAGTTTGCCGAGCTCTGAAAGAACCAATAGACGCAGGGGTATTCACGAAAAACGAGACTAAACATATTATCGAACTGCCCGGAACCGAGCAACGTATCAGAGCTAAAACAGCATGGAACGCTGATAGCTTGCGCGGCGATTATGCGGATGTTCTTATTCTTGACGAGTTTCAGCTAATGGATGAAACCGCATGGTCTGAAGTTGGCGCGCCTATGTTGTTGGATAATGACGGGATAGCGGTATTTGTGTACACCCCGCCAAGCTTGCACAGTCGAAGCGCATCGAAGGCACGCGATCCACAGCACGCGGCTAAACTCTGGAAACGCGCACAGAATGATACAACCGGACGATGGGAAACGTTCCACTTTTCAAGCCACGATAACCCGCACATCTCAAAGGTGGCATTGTCCGAATTGACTAGCGATATGACAAGTTTGGCAATCAGGCAGGAAATCGAAGCGCTTGATATCGACCAGGCACCAGGCGCATTATGGAAACGCGCAAAGATTGATGAAAGCCGCGTTTTGAAAGCTCCAGATTTAGGGCGCATAGTAGTTGCGGTTGACCCAAGCGCTACCAGTGGCGGAGATGAGTGCGGCATTATTGGAGCAGGCAGGGACAAAGACGATTATTACACTCTCGCGGATGCAAGTTTACAAGGGAGCCCTACCGCGTGGGCGACGGCGGCTATAACGATGTATCATAGTTTGTCCGCTGATTGCATAGTTGGCGAGGGTAATAACGGCGGCGAGATGATCGAAACGGTTATCAAGCAAATTGACCCGACTGTAAATTATCGCATGGTAACTGCATCGCGCGGAAAAGCGACGCGAGCTGAACCAATAAGCGCGATCCATGAAAAAGGGCACGACCATCATGTAGGGACATTCCCGATACTAGAGAATGAATTATGCTTATGGCAGCCCGGCGATAAAAGCCCAAATAGGCTCGACGCTAAAGTTTGGGCAATGACTGAATTATCCGGTGTTTATGGTTGGTCATGGTAAGGAGAGAAAATGCAGAAAATATACACACCCGCGACGAAAAGTCTAAACCCCTGGAACGTGGATGATAATACGGGTTGGGACATTGTCGGAGCAGAGAGGACGGGAGATGAGCGCGAACTTGTGCCAACGGTCGCGGATTGTATTGACGAGATTGCAAAGTCGCTAGCTGATTTACCGTTTGGTATTTATGACAAAAACGGTAATCTGGTTGATGACAGTGACGACTATAAAAACGTTATCGGAGTTATGCCAGATCCATACACGTTTCTTTGGTTGACCGGCGCATCTCTTGTCATGTCAGGGTCTGCGTATTGGCGCAAGAAAAACAACCCGGCTGGATTTACGAAGGGCTTGCAGTATTACGCTTACGAAAACATTACCCCGCAGATACTACCCAATACTACCCCGCTAAACTTGACTTTCAGGCGGTCGGGTTACACTCACGAAATCCCCGCCAAAGAAGTCCTGTACATTTGGCTACCAGATGCGCGGGTTGAGTTTGGACCGGCAGTATCTTACCCGCTCAAAAGGGCGTTGAAAGCCGCGGGCGCGTTATCCGCTATCTCGTCATTTATCGATAATTATATGAACTCTGGGATGGTCAAGGCGTTTATTGCTCAGAGCGAAGTACCACCGAGCAGCGAAGATGAAAAGAAAGAGATGGAAGATTATCTGACGCGCATCCTGACAGGCGTCAAGCGCACGCTAACCAGAATACGAGTTATCAAAAAAACCATGACGATTACAGCCATTGGCGGCGGGTTGGATGAGTTGAAAAACGTCGGCATCGTCAAAGAGATAAAGCAGGATGTATTAGAGGCTTTTGGCGTGCCCGCGTCACGTGTTTGGGGCAATTCCGCAAACTACGCGACGGCGGCGAATGATACCTTGGTGTTTGTGACCAGTGAAATAATGCCAATAGCGAGAATTATCCAGAACGCGCTAAACGAGCAGGTATTTGCATTATATGGATATAAGCTGGTATTTGAGCCGCGCCGAATGGAAGAGTTTTCCGTCGTGTTGGGTGAAAAGGTCGCATCGCTTGAAAGCATTGCGAAATCGTTTGAAAGGGCAATGAACCCAGCCGAGGCACTGAAGGCGTCTATCGATATTCTCGGATTGGAATTATCGCCCGAGTTGACAGAACGAATTGAGCTGAGCATCGCAAAAGCCAGCCAGCCAACACCAGCCCCCGCGCCAATTATTGAACCGGTCACCCCACAACCACCGGCGGTTTTACCGGAGCCTGAAGCCGAGCCGCTAAACTCGGTACAAATAAAGGCGTTGGTCGAGTTGGACAAATGGCGCGTGAAATCCATTGGGAGCGGAAAATTGACGACATGGCACGCGGTGAATTTATCGGATGATATTGTTCAGGCTGTGAAAGATGGAATGACATGGTCAGATGCCCGCGAAGCCGTAAAATCTAATGGCGTTGAAATCACGCGGGAACCTGACCCCGGCATTATGGCGCTTGCGGATGCAATCAATCGGGCAGCGGATGCAACCAAAGCCGCGCCGGTCGTGATGCAGTCACCCACGCCAAACTATACTTTCAATTTGACGGCACAAATGCCACAGCCCGGCGAACCCAGCGTTATTGTCCAGGTGCCGCAGCAGCCTACTCCGATTGTGACCGTCAATGTGCCAGATCAGCCCGCGCCTAATGTGACCGTGCAAGTACCACAGCAGGCCGCTCCGGTTGTCAATGTAACCGCGATCCCTGGTGAAAGTCGGCTAATAATGCCCGAACCTAAACCGGTCGTTGTTGTCAGAGATGGAGGCGTGTAAATGTTGGGAGAGATAATCAGATCCGCTATAAAGTCGGTGCCCGAAGTTGTAAAGTATTTGACACCACGCGCCAGGCTAATTGGTGGCGTGACTGTCAAAGCTGCGCGCGACAAAAGGACATGGCAAGGGCAAGCTGAAACCGAGTTACAAACCAAACTGAATGGCGTCATGCAGGAATACTGGAAACTGGCCGCGTCTAATATCGCCAGTGGCAAGCCCGCATTACCCGCAGACTTTCAGTCACAGATGCAAGCCATCTTGCAACGTGAGTTATCCAAATTGGCTGCCGAGGATGCACAGGGGCAGGCGGATGAGATCGGAATAGAGTTTGATCCGGCAGCCGTTGACATATCAGCCGAAGCATGGGCAAGCGAGTACAGCTATAATCTCATCAAAGGAATTGACACTACCACCCGCGATATTGTCTCAAACGCCGTCACGTCATTTACTAACACGCCAGGCATGACCACCGGCGATCTTCGGGATATGCTATCCGGCGCGTTTGGCGAGATGAGAGCGCAGATGATAGCAGTCACAGAGGTGACCCGCGCGTTTTCCGCAGGCGAACAAATTTACCAAAATATGCTAGGGGAGATGGGCGTGGAAACCGTCAGAGAATGGTTGACCAGCGAGGATGAAAAAGTCTGCCCGATTTGCGGCGCGTTGGATGGTCAGCGCGTGGATATTGGCGAGATGTTTACGGACGATGAAGGCAATCAATACGACAACCCGCCCGCGCACGTAAATTGTATATTACCGGGAAATGAAGTAGCACCCCCTGATTTAGTCGCTATATCCCGAGCTTTCTACAATGGCCCTGCTATTGAGTTTACTTTTGATAGCGGGCGTATCTTGTCCGTTACCAAAAATCATCCTATACTTACTCGCTCCGGTTGGGTTTCTGCTCGCTTCCTCAACGAAGGCAGCTATACGATTGTTGCCAGAAGCGTCGAGAGGATAGCGACGGCCATCAATCCAAACTATAATTACACTCCATCCCCTATCGAGAATGTCTTTAGTACGTTGCTGGAATATAGCGGCGTGACTTCCACTAGCGTGAAAGTTTCCCCCGAAAATTTCTACAACGACGCGGGCGCTTTTGATGGCAATATCAACGTTATAAATATAGATAGCCTTTTGCTGAATGACGGAATATCCAAGATTGGTCAAGTGATTAGCAACAACGCACTCGACAAGGGAGATGTTTCCCCACGATCTTTCTCTGGAAATAGCATGAGCGATCTTTTGATCGACGGTACGAACGCTTCCACGCGCTGCCTTGTGTGCGGCGAGAACTTGAGCGCTTCTGGTTTCAGCGCTCATGCGTTTCCATTTGATGGTTTCGCTTTGGGATTGGTTGCGGACGGTCACGCCGTTCTCGAGCAGGCACTTTTTGATAACATTTCTATCCACACGCCACTCAGCCGCGAGTTTCTTTATAGATTCTCCGATGATATAACGACTGACAAGATTGTCAACATTCGTAAGTATAATTTTAGCGGACATGTTTACGACCTCCAAACTAAGATGTATGAATTATACACCTGCAATGGTGTTATAGTGAAGAATTGTAGATGTGCCGTTCAAGTGAGGCTGAAATAATGGTAACGTTCAAGCTAAACATCCCCCCCGGCGGTATACTCGGAGGGCTGGACAACTCCGATAAATTCAACCACATCCTCCAAGTCGCAAGCATCGCGACCGCAAAGGAATTAGAGGCGGAAGCGCGCCCGTATCCAGGTCCGTCAAGTAGTCCAGTCACGTGGCAAAGTAGACAACAGCAAGCCGCTTACTTTGCAATGCGAAGAGCGCAAGGACTGACCCCAAACTATACGCGCCAATCAGACGCGATGAGCGAGAGATTGATTGAGAGTTGGGTAGTAGAGCCTTATGGCGTGGCGTCTGCAGTCCTGAAAAACTCCGCGACTTATGCCCCGTATGTTATCGGTGATGAGCAATATGAGCAGCACAGATTGACAGGATGGCGTAAACTCGGAGATGTGGCTAAAGAATTTTTTGCGTCAGGACGAGCCATGAACGCATTCGAGAAAGTTTTTTACCAGCTTATGAGGATGAAATAAATTTGACACCTTTCCCGTAATATGCTAAACTACTATAGACGAGTGACCTAGATAGACAACAGGATAAGTTGATAAACTAGCCGGCGTCAGAGCGCAAAGTGATTTTTGCTATCTGACACCGGCTTTACATTTACGGAGATAAAAACATGACAGAAGATAATGCTGGAATGAAATATGGCCGGTCAATCAGCGCAGCTAATGCCGAGTTGGTGAAAGGCATTATGGCACTGGCTAAACAATTGATACCAGACGAGGAAGATAAACCGGAACCTGAAGATGAGCCCATGGACATGCCAGAGGGCGCGATGATGCCCGCTGAGGATAAAAGCGGCGATATGCTGATTAGTTACGGCTCCGCTGTAAAATCAGCCGGTGGTAATTTGGGCGGTTATGCGGTCACGTTTGGCGGCGAGGATTTAGCTGGTGAAGGATTTAGCCGTGAGACAAACTTTGGTTTTGCGGGTGAGAAGTCTAAAAAAGTCGACATCTTGCTACACCACGCGCAGCCGATGGAAACCAAGACGGGCAAACACGTGCAAGTCACCGAGCCAATCGGGTACGCTACTCTGAAAATGGCTGACGAGGGCATTGCTATTGAGGATGCGATATTATTCCAGGCTGAGCGATACGCAAAATATCTGGGTAAGCTCGGATGGTCAACAGGGGCAGCCGCTCATGCGGTTGTCAGAGATGGCAAAACCATCAAGCAATGGCAAATTGCAGAATTGAGTTTGACGCCATTCCCAGCCGAGCCCCGTAACATGGTCGCGTCAAAATCACTTGCCAATGAGATTACCGAGATTGACGATGATATTGAGATAGACTTTCGCGGAATTGGGCGAGAGGTTGGAAAACAATTAGCGCAGCATATACGTCAGACCGCAGGATAAGCGGAAGGCGATAAGCAATAATTTACTCTTTGAGAAATAAGGAAACCCTAAAATGGAAACCGAAGAAATCAAAACCGCAGTAGCAGAGGGTATCAGCGAGGGCGTGAAATCCGCTCTTGCCAGTTTGCCCGCAATCGAAACCAAAAGCACGATTGTTGTCACTAAGGCCGAGGGCGACCGCCCATTCCGCTCACTCGCCGAACAAGCGCGAGCTATCAAAACCGATGTTATGAGCATGGGACGCAACACTCACCCACGCCTCGCCGCGTTGAAATCGATCGAAGTCGAAGCGATGAAAGCCTCCGGAGCCTCCGAAGGCGTGCCCGCTGATGGTGGCTATTTGCTTGACCCAACTTTGAACGCTGAAGTTATGAAGCCGATCCACGAAGAAGGTCCATACACCCGCGCTGCCCGCCGCTTGCCCGTTTCATCCAATTCCAATTACGGTTGGCTTAATGGTGTCGAGGAAACCACGCGCGCCGTAGGATCTCATTGGGGCGGCATCACAGGCTACCGTCTGAACGAAGGCGGAACCATCGGCGCGTCTAAACCCAAGTTTCGGCGCATCAATTGGGAACTGAAGAAATACGCCGCCCTCGTTTACGGCACTGATGAATTACTGCAGGACGCCGCGATGTTTTCCGAAGTTGTGAATGTCGGTTGTCGTGAAGAGCTGATGTTTATGGCTAACGATGACATCTTGAATGGCAGCGGTGTTGGTGGCCCTCAAGGCATCCTTACCAGCGGCGCTCTTGTTGGAGTTACCCGCGTCGATGGTAACAAAGTGCAACATGCTGATATTGTCGGGATGTGGGCACGTATGCAATCCCGCCACAAGTCGAACGCAGCCTGGTATATCAACAGTGAAGTACACCCGCAGCTTGACGCGCTCTATTTCCCCGGTTCGACAACTTCCGTCTTATCTCCATATGTCTCTTATGGTCAAGACGGCGTCATGCGCATTTATGGCCGTCCGGTTATTGAAACCGAGTTCAACCCGGCACTCGGAACCCAGGGCGATATTCTACTTGCCGACATGCGCGATTATCTGTACTGGGAAAAAACCAACATCGAAGCCGCGACTTCCATTCACGTTCAATTTTTAAGCGACGAAACGACGTTTCGATTTGTTTATAGGTGCGACGGTCAAACTGCTATGTCAAGCCCCATTACCCCCTACAAGGGCACCGCTACCCAGTCCGCTTTCGTCAGCTTGACTACCGCTACCTAATCATCAATTATCCATGTTTCAGCCGGTGAAATAATCGCCGGTTGGGACATGGCAATTTTACGAGGTGATATATGATTTACGACCGTTTCGCAAGTGGGCTTAATACTATGCCACTCATCGCCCCTGTTGACACCGCCGCCACTGCTATTCAGGGCGCGGTAGCTCTGGGCGGTTCTCATGGTGGAACTGCGTTTGTTTTTTTCGGCGCTAACACCGCCGCAAGCGCAGATCAATCCGTTACCGTTAGCTTGGAGGCCGCCACGTCATCGGCATCGACTACCGCCGTCGCAGTAGCATTTAGCTACCGACTATCCGGCGCGGTTGGTGCCAATACCTGGGGAGCGATTACAGCCGCTACCACAGCTGGCGTGCCGATTGTCATCAGCACTGATAATAACAAGATGTTGGCAATCGAGCTTAATCCGTCCGCCCTACTGGCCGCCAAGGCAGAATGTACTTATGCCCGCGTTGTCGTGACCCCTGACGCAGGCGGAACCGCCACTCTGGTATCAGCCTGGGTACAACTTGAGCCGCGAGTATCGCAGACCACGATGGTATCAGCGACCTAAGCAAAATAAACCCGAGTGGATAAAATAATTCACTCGGGTTTATAATTATATTATGAAAAAACTCGCCATTGTTGGAACGCATCCGGATACACGCGACAAAGCCCCCTGGGTAGATGATACTTTTGACATTTGGGTATTCAACGAGGCGGCTATGTCGAACCCGACCGATGCCCCGGACGATGTATCTAAGCAATGGTGTAAACGTTGGGATGTTTGTTTTCAGATGCACAAAGCGGGCATTTACACCAGCCCACACAATCGCAGCAATGCCAATCATTGGGATTGGTTGCAGAAATTTCACGGAAATAAAATAATTTACATGCAGGAAGTCGACGCGCTCGTACCAAATAGCGTCAAATATCCGCTTGAGAAAGCCATTGGTTTGACAGGGGAGAAATACTTTACTAGCAGTTTTGCCTATGCCCTCGCATTGGCCGCAATCAAGCAATATGATTATATTGAGATTTACGGCAGCGATCTTGTCAGCAATACGGAATATATTTATCAGTCAGAATGTTTCAAATTTTGGATAGCGTACCTTCGCGGGCGCGGTATCGAGGTTGTGATGAAGTGCTGGCCGACCGCTTTTATCGTGCCGCTTTACGGGTATGAGGGCGAGGTACAACTTGGTAAACAATATTACACTGAGCGCATCCAATTACATAATGCAGCCTGGCAGTCGGCTGATAAAAGTTTGACCAATATCAAGAAGTCAATCCAAAAACATTTAGAGAGATCGGAATGGGAAAAGGCGAAGGATTTGATTATCAGCTATCGGGACGCAGCAATGCAAGCCGGGCTACTGGCAGGGGCAATGTCCGAGGCTGAGAGGTATGCCAATTATGGTGACCGTGCAATTTATCGACAGGAATATGAGTACAACATGGCGCGGGCACAAAAAGACGGCGAAGAGAAAAAGGTGATGATGTATCACGTCGGCGGCATGGTTGAATATGTCTGGAACATCGTCAACCAATCGCAAAATATGAAGGCAGTATCGCAATTATCCGAATTTATTTCAACGATGGGCAGACACGCTTATGACGCGGGCGCGATGAAAGGCGTCTTTGCTGAGAATGAGATTTACATGGGACTATTTGACGGATTGATGAGGGCGGCTGGTGGCGTCAAGTCGTTGGAAGTTTTGACAGGAGCTAGTAAATGACGATTACAAACGGTTACACGGATTTATCAACCATGAAAGGCGCGGATGTTTTGAATATCAGTTCGACCGATACAACGTCGGACACGATACTTGAAATCATCGTAGAGGCAGCAAGCCGAACAATCGACAGCGATTGCATCAGGTATTTTTACAAGTCGTCGACCGATGAAACGAAATACTACACCGCTCAGTTTGTCGATAAGTTGTTTTTGTTGGATGATGTGGTATCGATCACCCAACTCGCAACAGATAGCGGAAATGATAAAACCTATACAAGCATTTGGAGCGCGTCCGCTGATTATGAATTAGCTCCATATAACGCCGCGTCAATGAATAGACCTTATACTGCTATTGAGATAAGCGAAACTAGCAATTACATGTTTACGACTTATCGCAAGAGTATAAAAATCACGGGT